CTACTATACCTACGTTCAGTTCTACAGCCAATCGTTTAAGCTGCGTCGTAAGTTCAGTCAAGAGACTTTCTTTCTCACTGGTGCTACGAGCCGACACAAAATCTTGGATAGGTTCAAGGAAGATGTAGTCTACACCCATAGCTACGGCAAGGAACCGTACTTGGTCTACAATGTCTTCGACAGAAGAACCAACTCGGATAAGAAACTGGTACACATTTTCTTTGGACACCAGCTTCTTGACAAACTCGGTATACTTCTCTTGGTACTGTAGCTCTTCCACCTTGTCCTTGCGGGTGAGGTTCTTGCCCTCATGGTAGGAGAACAGACCAAGGATACCTCGGAGTTGTGACTCCTCACCATGACAGAAGGCAATCGAATAGTCTGTGTGGGTAATGGCCTGATGCTCAAGGAAACGGAAGAACTCTGTCTTACCAATGCCAGTCTCAGCAAGGACAACAGTGAAGGCTCCTTTGTGGATGCCCATGATCTTGTCGTCAAGGCCTGGAACATTGGTCTTGAAGTACTCATAGTTGGGTGAGTCGTTGAACAGAGATATGAAGTCTGCTTCTGTACACAGGATGTTATCCGGCTTCACCAGTTGTGCAGACCACCAGCTATTCCTGTATTCTGCTTCAGCACCAGCAGTCAGGAACTCATTGGCGTCCTTGTACTTGGTGTGTGGTACCTTGTACACTCTGCTTGGAAAGATACCTGCCAGCTTCTCAGCAATGTGGTCTGACTTACCGTCACTGTCAAACGAACAGTATATCTTTTCAAAGGATGAGAGGTAGTCTCTGCACTTCTCAATAAGCTTCTTGCTAGGTGTAGCAGACGGCAAAGAAACAACAGGGTACTTGCTGCCTAGCATCTGGAAGGCAGACATAGCATCAAGCTCACCCTCGCAGATAGTGATAGCCTTGGCTGAACCAGAGTTGAACTTGTCCATACCAAACAGTTCGTCAGAACCAAAGCCAAGGGAAGTAGTGAAAGACTTGGGTAGCACCCTAGTCTTGGTGCCATGAGGGTACGGATATTCCTGTTTCACTTCTTCGTTGTTGATGAGGTTGACATAAGTCTTGACCCCGTACTTCTCCATCGTTTCTTTCTTGATACCCCTGTGCTCTCTGTGGATAGGGGTAAGCATAGGCTGAACAACAGCCCTGGGTTTTTCCATTGTCATATTCCTGTCTGGGGTTGTGATGTAGCTGTCATACTCCTGCTTCAGAGAGGAGTCAACAGAAGATTGTCTTGAGTGGAATGGGTAGTCTTTTCCACAGGAGTAGCAGTGACCCTTGTCTTGAGAATGATACCAAGAGAAGGCATCACTACTACCACAGTCAATAAACGGACAAGGTAACTTGTCTGTTCTTTCTTTAGTATTCATAGTTATATCCCTCAGGGGTGTTGATGAGAGTATACAGCAGTTTTTTCAGTTGTCAAGAACTATTTTTAGTACTTGGACACTCCTCTGAAACCACCGGCATATTGTATCTCCTCGTACTCATAGCCGTCATAGTATTGCTGAACTTCGTGGTTGGTCATGTTATCCACACATACTTCTTCACCGTCCTTCAGATAGTATGGCCGTGGGTTACGACCCTTGCGGGCATCTTCCATACCGCATATCCTTGGGTTCCTATTCATTTGCTTTACCCCTGTTGACAGGTATGTTTGACATCGCCCCTGACATGGCCCCGGACATAGCCATTGACATCACCCCAGACATCGCCCCAGACATCGCCCAAGATACTGCCCTCGACATCACCCCAGACATTGCCCTTGAAATCCTTGACAGACATACCGTTCTCAGTAAAGACGATGACCTCTTCAAGGTACTTGATCTGTTCCTCAGTAAATTTAGTCATTTGCTTTCTCCTTGATCTTGTTGCACTGCCTGCCAAGCATGTACAAGTTTGCTCATCCCATTCCCATCTACCTGAACCCTACACCTACCATCGTTTATGTAGGTTGTACCATCTTCGTAGATGTCTACATTTATTTTCTCGGCAACGAAAGACATTGCCATATTGTTGAATGATGGTGACATGATGTTTAATCCTTCATTTTCTCAGTAAACTTAGTCATTTCCTTTCTCCTCATCCCACCTGTTGAACATGTCCCGTGTTGCCTCGTGCTTGCTTTCGAAAGGTCCATAAACAGGACCACCGTAGACGTATTCTTTGACGGGTAGTTGATACCACCAAGTTATTCCATCCCTACTAAATACCATGATGACCTCCTAGTCAAGTCTGCTGTGGTTACCCAGCAAAGTGACGAAGCTGGCGGGTGGAATAACGGTTGCGTTCCACTTCGATGTAGACGGTTACCTTACCCATGTGGACAGCCTTCATAGACTTACCGTCCTGGATTTTCCAGCCACGGTTCAGTGCCTTGCGCTTGCGGACGATGCCCTTCTTGCCAAGGAAATTGTAGCGGAACCCGTTGGTGCCATCGTTCAGTTCTTTGGTTGCGATGATTGCGAACATATTAAAAGTCTCCTTCTGCTTCGTTGTAGTCGTCTTTGTTAAACTTTTCCCCACTCCTCTGGGGTGGTGCCAGTCATCAAGAACTCACGTTCATCTGTTGTCAGGTGCGGAAAGACTTTTTGGATCAACTCACCATCCATCCACCGTTCCAGTTCGTCATGCGTCACATCCAAGTCCATGACGTTGATCTTTCCAGTGAACATACTCTTACGTTCAATAAGCATCTTAGTTCTCCATCAGAATTTGTTTCAGTTCAGCCTTCGTGTAACCAGACAGTGCCGACAGTTCGTGCAGCGTCAAGTCCCACTTGCGGTCATAGTATTCACGAACCATTTCGTGTGTCCAGAACTTTTTCATTATGCTGCTCCATTAGCTTCGAACACTGCACGGGCAAACCCACGGGGTGTTGCACTGCGGATGTTCTTGGTCTTCATACTCTTTCCACCCAGCTTCATCATTGGTTTGCTATATCCATTGCCGTAGTATGCAGAACAGTCAACCTCTGATTTGATTGGCATCAAGAAGCCACCACCTGTCCAGAGACATGTCTTTTTCTTATAAGCATCACGGGCAGGGATATATTCAGGCCACTTAGGGTGCTCTGCTTTGTCCTCTGGGATGTAACCACCATACTGATACGGGTGAAAGCTATGGTCAGGTTTACGCCACAACGTAGCAAGCACAGACACTGGGTTCTCTACAAAGTATGGGCAACCCAGTGCTTCACCTACATCAGCACACCAACGTGCATACATTGCTGCCTTGGTTTGAAACTGCGGGTCAGCCTCTGCCTTTCGTTTGAAATGTGCTGCACCAGACACAGCCATGTCTGTGCATACGGGGAAGGCAGACAAGAACACCACATCTTGGTCTTCGAACCGGTCAATGATAGCCTCTATAGTTTCCCTACTATGCAGGTCGGCATGTTCAAAGAATATGATACCACCATCGCCTGCTAGATAAGCCAGTGTATCGTCGTGCTGTATATCAAAACAGTAACATTCGTAGCCAGCCTCTGCCCAAGGCATGACAGCCTCACCTGTGTAGTCATACAGGCTGATAACAATATTCTTTCTCATCACAGTTCCTCCTCTATCCAAGCCATAGCTGTGCAGATTTCATCCCACTCAGCATCATAGTCAGCATCACCCTCAGGGATGCACGTCTCACGGTATGCCGCCAGAGCATCCCATACAGTGTCAAACCACGACATGCGGTCGCCATGTGTCAAAGCCATCATTCATCCTCCATCCGTTTAAAGTTAGTACCTCTTCACTTTCTCAACGATGGTGTCTGTTGTATCCATGCGGTAGCACAACAGACAGTCCTTACACTTCTGACCAGTACAGTTCTGTAGCTCTACGTCCTGATCCTCTGGCACGTTGTTAAACGTCTTGTCAAAGGGGTGTGGCGGTTGAGCAAGCACCTTACCGATACGGCTGTTGCTGTAGATCAGAATAAGGTTAGTCGGCTTCAGGTACTGCTTGAAGTACTTACGAACCAGGTCCACCCGTTTCGACCACAAGGCGAAGGTGCAGTGTGGATTGGCCTCGGCAATCAAGACAAGAT